ATAATAGATATCTATTATACTTTCTATAAATTTTGCATCATCAGATGTGTCAATTTCTTGTTGATTTGTTACAGCAGTATCCTGTAAAATTCCTAATGGCATATTTGTACCACTTCCGTTAAAAACAGAATCTGCTAACTTCAAGCCAAGAGCATATTCTACTCTCTTTAATAAGAATGTTGCATAACCAACATAATTTGTTGCTAAAAGCTTATTTGTAACAACAGGTAAAGCATATAATTGAAATATATTTACAGTTATATTTTCAACTTTTGTTACAGCAGTATCTTTTCTTTCTTCAACTTCTCCTACCCATCCAACTTCAGGTAAACCAGCCATTTCTCTTGGAATTGTTATCCCCGCATCATCAGTAGTAATAAATGTTATATCTTTTAGAACTGGATTAGAATCTTGTATTCTCTCTAAAATCTTTTTTACTATTGTTGTTGTTACTATTGCTTTTCCTGTAGTAGAACCTGTTTTACCATCTCCAACTGTCATATCTTTAAATTCTAATTTACTGTCTTCATTAAAGACAATTTCACTTTTTTGACCATTATCTTTAACATTTAGCAACATTGCTTTAAATTGCACTGCATCATCTACTTCTTCTTCAGTTGCTTTAAAATCTGCTTTTAATCCTTTTAATACATCATTTAATTCATTAATTTGTTTAGAAAAATTTTCTTTTAAATCTTTTTCTAAACTATCTTTTAACCCATTAAATTCTTCTGTAAGTTTTGAGAATTGACCAGGCAATTTTGCTATTTCTTCATCTGTCCCTGCCTTTAATAAATCTGCTTTAAATGTTTCTAAAATTCCTGTAAATAATGCAATTAATTCCTCTTTTCCCATTCTATTTCCTCCTATATTTTCTTCTCCAAAAACTCTTGTTACTCTGCTTCCTGGAACTGCTGCTTTAGGTGTTAAACTTCCTTCATAAGCATCAAATTCTAAAATATCAATATAATATTTCCCATCTTCAACATAATCTTTATACTTTGTCATAACTCCACCAACAGACATCTCAAATTCTGCACCTAAGTCCTTCATTAATGAATAAACTTTCATTGCTTCAGGATTTATATATGCTCCACTTTCATCTTTCTGCAAGTGAAATGTTCCTTCTACTTCAAACCCTTCCTTAGTTTCTTTTCCGATTAAAGTTCCAATTGGAATTAGAGAACCCTCATGGTTATATTGTAAAAATAATTTTTTACCATCATTTTTTTTCATACTTCCAGTTTTAAATCTGTAAATACCTTTTGCTGTGTTATCTCCTTGCATATTAACTAGAAGTCCTTTAAATTTACCTTTAGAATTTTCATCTTCTTTAAATTCTGCAAGATTACACTTAAAGTTTAAAACTTCATCAGAAAATTTCATTTTATTTTTTTTCTTTGGCATTTTATCTCCTTTTATCTAAAAATTATTAAACAAGAACAACGAACAACTTCTGATGCTGGAAGTCCATCTTCATGTGGATAGAGTGCTTCTACTCCATTTTCTAACTTCCATTTATAATTAATATCAACCCATTTTCCACTAATAGCTTTATGATGAATTCTATACATCTTTTTTCCACCAACATGAATCCAGCATTTTTCCTTCATTATTCCTTTTGCTGTTTCAAAACTTGTTGCATTTATAGATTTACTTGTTTCTGTCCGAGCAATTGTACTTGCTCTCTGTGCAGACATTCCATTAACTTCCTTTACTATTTTTTCAACCATTTCATTATGACTTATTCCTTCCTCTTGAGCAGTTGTAATAATTTTATTTAATTTTATTTGAGTCGTTTTACTAATTCTAGTTGCTTGCTTTGCAGCATTTTTTTTATTCCATTTTTTTAAGAAATAATCTTTTATTCCTTTCATTGTGTTACTTTTAATTTTTTTATTGTATATGTTTTGAAAGCTTTTTAAAGTACTCTCGAATGTAAAAGTATATAGTGTTTCTAAACCACTCTTTATTTTTCTTCTTAACCATTCATAATCTATGTCAATAATAATTTTTAAGTCATTTTTACTAGCATTATCAATTACAATTTTTTCTTTAAATTCATTAAAAATTTTATCTATTATTTTTTTATTTCTCGCAGTTAATCGTTTTTCCAATAGTTTCAAAGTTCTTATTTTCTTAACTTCCTTTTTCAAATATCATCAACTTCCTCTCCTTCGGTTGTTGTTGGAGTTATTGTTTCATCAAGTGTTGCTACTCCACTATTTACTAAAAGAACATCTCCACCTTCAACATCTCCTAAACTTAAATCAGTTAATAAAGATACTATTTTTCTATATTCATTTATAGTCAATCTATCTTTCAAAGGTTCAAGTTTTGTTATGACATCTCCAATGTCTTCTTTAAGCTCATCTGCTCCACTTAAATCATAGTCAATGAACTCTCCATTTTTTAAATACTCTGAAAATAAATAATTTAACCAACTTTTTAATTTATTGAAAAATGGAATAACTGCTTCACGATAGAGTTCTTTTTTAGCTTGCTTTCTGTTCTGATATGTACTTTCTCCACCTCCAACAAGCTCGGCAGGAACCCCACTTGCTAATGCTGCTCTTTCATGTGCTTTTTGCTCAGCAGTAGACCAATCACTGTCAATCGGTGCTCTTGAAGTGTCTTGGTACTTTAATCCAGAACCAAGCACAATAGGTTTTCCTGCATTATCAGACCCTCCATAATGTGCTGCATATCTTGCTTTTATTTCTTCTCTATCTTCTTTGTCTACAACTCCCTCAGTCTGTAAAATTCCTCCTGGTTTTCCAAGGTTCTTAGCAAGACTCCAATTCCATTTCCAAGCCTGTTCACTATATGCTCCATACATAGCCATAGAATTATGCTTTGTATATCCACTTCCTATCCCACTTGAATTTATTCCATCTATTATATTCAAGTAGTTTGGACTTCTTATCCACATATAGTTTTTTAACTCATCTCCTACAATTGACCTATATGGATTATTTATTCTTATTTCCCTTATTCGTCTACCTTCAAAATAGACAGTAAAATTTGAAGGGGAATGAACATATAAGTCAGGTCTTAAAGAAGGGATTCCTTTTATAACTTCTAAAAGAACTCCATTATCACTGCCTTCTAGCCATACAAGGAGATAATCAAGAAAATCTTGAAAGGAAGTATTAGGATTTATCATATTGAACAAATCATTTAGCACATGTTCTTTAACTAAATCCTTTCCTTTTCCATCTTTTGTCTTTTTATAAACTGCCATAGCTATATTTTGGCAAGCTTGAATTTTTTTGGACATTGGAAGCATAAAGGCTGCTTTATATTCTATATTCGCTGTATAATCGGTTGGATTAAAATTTACATTGTCATCTGTCATCACTGAACAATCTTTAAAAAACCATTTTTTTATCCATTCTCTAACACTCATAAACATACTTTCCTTTTTTCATATCATTTGAAAAAGCATACCTAGTTGCATCTATACTATGATTATTCTTATCTTCCAAACGAGGTAAAGCATTTCCATCTCTATCAGTTGCATAATCTATCATTTCAAACTCCCGAGAAATATTTGGTGTTCTTTTAGGATCAATTACTATTGCCTCTAAATCAGCAAGCCATTTTTCTCCATACTCAACACTTCCAGCTCCTTTTTTAGCTCCTGCAGCACTGATATCATATTCTCTAAGTTCATCTATACTTTTTGGTTCAGCACTATCACACATAATTAATTCATCATAATTCTTTGATATGATAAAAGCAGCTAACTCTCTATTTTTAATTCCTACTCCAAAAAATTCATCAATAGCATAGATTATCCTCTTTTTCTTATCATATCCCCAACGAACAAATGCCATTGGATCAACTCCATATCCCCAGTCAACTCCATTTCTAAATCTATCTAGCCCTTTTATTTCTTCATTGCTAATAGTTCTAATTTCTAAATTATCAAAAGGAACTATTCCATTTCCAATAGGTTCTCCTAAGTATGTATGTTTGTATTTCATAGGGTTATTTAACTTTACTGTTTCAGCTCTTTTTACAAAATCATCTGAAATAAATGGATTATCAAGATAAGTTGAGTGGTGTACAAATATTTCATCATCTTCTTTAAAAGTATATTCATATTTTTTATTTACCCAATTATGCTTCATTTTTGATGGGTTATATGAGAAAAAACCTTTATACCTTAAATTATCTTTTAACTTTCCTCTATATATTGAATCAAGTACCATTTCTACTTCATCTTCATTTTTAAATTCGGCTAATTCCTCAAACCAATATTCTGTAATTGGAAAACTTGAATCAACTATTGATTTACTTTTTTGTGGATCATCAACTCCCATAAATATAAATTTATTTCCTCTCTCTGTGTATCTGATTTCTAAGGGGCTTAACTTATATTCAAAGTAGTCTTCAACTCCTAATTGCTTAATTGCCCATTTTATTTGCTCATAAACAGACTTCTTTAAAGTTTCACCAACTTTTCTAATACAAACTATATTTATAGGATTTCTAATTAAATCAAGTGTTAGCATTAAAGCTATATTACTTGATTTAGCTGATCCTCTTCCACCTTTACAAACTATTTTTGTATACTTGTTACTTTTCCAAGCTTTATAAACTTCATGAAATTTTGGTGTTAATACTTCTGATACTTGTTTAATTTCCCTTTTTTTCTTAGAGATTATCAACTATCAACACCCCTCTTTCTTCTTCAACTTCTTTTTTAGCTTGTTCTTTTTTCTTTTCACTTCTTGCTGTTACTTTCTCTACAACACTTGCAACTTTGACCAAAGCATCCGCAGTTTTTGGATCTCGAAATTGTTCAGGATTTTTAGAGATTTCTATTAATATTTTTTTGTGAGTTTCATCAAGTAAATCAACTACATCATCTAAAGTCATTCCTGCTAGTTTCCTAGCTTCTTCAAATTCTTCTTTGTTATCTTTTATCCAACGATAGATAGTGCCTAATGATTTATTTAAAGCACTAGCTATTTCTTTTGCTGTTTTTCCTTGTGCATATAGCTTTTTAGCTTTTAATAACTCTAAATCCATAAAGCACCTCCATTTTTGTTTCTATATTGTTATAACTTTTTTCTTTTTTATGTGTTGTAATATTTGTAATATTTATAAAATTTGCAATAAAAAAAGAGAGTTTAAAAATTAAAAACTCTCTTAAAATAAACTATATTGAAAATCATTTTTAACTTGGAGGATACTTTTATGTGAATTATTTTTTTCAAGTAATTCTAAACTTTCTAAGTCAATCTGCCAAGTATATCTTTTTGAATTTTTTATACACCTATACCCTAATGTGCCAGTCTTACAATAATTATATATCGTCCCTATGGAAACATTTAGCCTATTAGATGCTTGAGCTACGCTTATATATTTCTTAGCCATTTTCTCCTCCTAGTCGTATTTCTCTTAATTATATTAACATATTTTACTTTAATTGACAATACAAAAGGAGTTCATAATGAACTCCCCTTAAACTTGAATTATAGGATAGTAATTAAATTCTATCAATCCATCTTCATTTATTCCAAATTTTTTATCCATTTCTATTGGAAAAGCATAGGCTTTCAACATTACACATAAATTTACAATTTTTTCCTTATTCAATGATGTTATAACTTTTCCTATATTTAAACTATTAGTAAATTCAATAACTTCATTAGCACATTTTCTTACTGCACTATTATGATTTAGTATATAAGCTACCTTTTTATTTTTAAATCTTTCTTTCATCTGCTCAACCATTAACATTTGTTCTTCTTTTAAATGTCTTTCAAAAATTATTATATACTTTTTAATTAACTTAGAATTTATAGTGTTTTCTATTATACATAATTCTTTTACCATATCCAATGTTAAAGCATAGTCATCTTTCATATTTATAAAGTCAAATTCTTCAATAAAATCATATTTTTCTATTCTTTTATTTATCCAACTTCTAAAATATTGGTTAATTTCTAGCTTTCTCCATAAATCCTTAGCTTTAATATAATAAGTTTTATTTTCAGTTTGATATATTTTTATTAATTCAGACTGATTTTTAACTTCAACTTTATATTCAAAAGGTAGTTTAGTCATTTCCACCTTAGCAGTTCCTTTTAATGCTTGTTCTAACTTTTCTATATATTGGATTATTGCCCTTCTTACAAACTTACTTTCTCTCATTAAAACTTGCTTAGCCTGATTTAGTGTTAGGATAAATAAAGGATATTCTTTACCTCTACTACTCTTATATGTTGACGGCTGAATTTCTAGCCGTGAAATTTCTATTTCAAATTCATCACGAATTATTGTTAAAAGATTTTTATGTAGAAGTTCATTTTTATTTCCTTCTTTTTTTCTAAACTTATTTATTTCAGTCACTAATTCTAAACTTGTTAAATTATCTTTTATAACTAATTTTTTCATAATTTTACTCCTTTCAAAATTAATTGATAGAAGTTTCCTAATATGCTATAATATATTGCATAAGTAGGAAACTTCTTACTCATTAGGACATTGTATACTTTCTCAGGGTGGACAATGTCCTTTTTAATCTTTTACTTCATATCCATCAGAATTAGATATAATTTTATCTACTTCATCATGTCTAATATTAGAAACATCGTTTTCCATTTTATAAGTTTCAATTTCTATTTTTAAGAGATTTCTATTAAGCTCAGTTTCACTTTTCCCATTTCTTTTTAAAGCATAATTAAGTTCATAGTCTTCACTTAAATTGATATAATTATTTTCTTTAGACATTTTTCTACCCCCTTTCAAGTCTTTTTTTATAAGGAATTTCTTAATTTCATCTATCAGAAAAACTTTTTTTACAGCTAGTTTTTGAAATTCCTCTATTTTTGGTTTCAGATTTTCTTGTGGCATTCTTTTATCTTTTTCAATTAATATATGTATATATGCCACAAATATTTCTTCTTTCATTGCTTCAATATGTTCATCTATTTCAGATGATTTTTTATCAAACATATCCTCAGAAGTTGATAATAGTTCTTTCACTTGAACTTCAATAGAATTTAATTGTCTTTGAATCTGTGCAATTTTAAGTCCCTTTGTTGGAGGATTATATAGAGAAAAATATGGATCATTTTGTATAGCTATACTAGCAATAACATCTTTTAAAACTTTCCATTCTTCATAAAGAGATTTTAGAGTTTTTATTTTCTCTAAATATTTTTCATTTTTTCCTTTTTCAGCTATATTTTTAATTCCTAACCTAATTATATCTGATTTTTTTAACATTGTTTCTCTAGCACATAAATCAAGTAAATTGTTTTCTTCCTGACTTAGTCTAACTCTAAACTGATTGTCTTTTTTTTCCATTACTGTCACCTCTCTTTCTTTTTATAATAGGATATCCAAATTGGATATCCTATTATAAAATTTTAATTACTGTTTGTCAAGAAATATTTTTATAAAAACAAAAAGGACAATCTAACTTGCCCTTTTTATCTTTGAAACAAAAAATATTTTATTAATTATTATTTTATAGTTCCTAGATTAAAATCTACTCCACTTCCAGTTTTATATACAGCTTCTCCTGTTATTTCAGCAGGAATTTTATAAACTATATTTGTTGTTTTAGAAGTTAGAGGATTTAATTTATCAAAGAAAACTCCCCAACCATCAACTAAGAATGTTTCTGTGTGGTCATATTCGTACTTGGTACCATTATAATCAATGTACACAGAGCCTTCAAAGATTGTTCTACTTTCTTTATCAACATTTTTAAAAGTCATATTGATTATTAAGTACTTAGAATCTTTTTCAGGTTTTAAACTTTCAAAGTCATCAATCTTTTTGCTATTTACGACTTCTACTGAATTTACAGTTACTTCAAAATAACCACTTTTCCCAGTTTCCCCTAATTGTAAATATTTTTTTGTTTCCTCTTTTTTACTTGGTTCAGAATTGGATTTAGATATTGAACTATCATTTCCTCCAAACATTGAAAACAAAATTATAACTACTATTACTCCAATAACTCCATACAAAATTTTTTTCATTTTGTCCCTCCTAATAAAATTTATGATGTATATTGTATTATATTTACTAAGTTTTGTCAAAAACATATACAAAAAAAGCCCTAGAAATTTCTAGGACTTTTAATATTTTCTCTAATTTTTTCAAATGCTCTATGTTTTATACTATGTACCCACTGCCTTGACATTCCAAGTTTTTTAGCTACTTCTTCTCCTGAATAATCTTCAAAAAATAAATATTTTATTACTGTTCTTTCTTGTTTTGTACAATACTTTAATAACTTTTCTACAAGAACTTTATTTTCTAAGTTATCTATTTCTATGTTTTCATCCTCAATCTCAAAATTCTCTAGTTCTGAAAAGTATAATCTTTCTCTTTCTCCTTTTTTAATTCCTTCAATAACATATTGAGGGACTCTATACCTTTCTTTATCAATGAATTTTCTTATTTTTGCTTCAATATGAAAATATAGATGTGTCATAAACTTTGTATTATAACTTTCATTATAAGTTTTAATAGCTTGGTAGATTCCAAGTACTCCCTCTTGAAATCCGTCATCTGTATTTCCCCACTTATAATTAATCTTTCTAACAGTGTTCAAGTACCTTTCAATTAATGTTTCTGTAGCTTCATTATTTCCTTTTTTTGCTTCTCTTATAAGTTCCAAAACTTCTTGACTTTCCATTTTTATTCCTTATAAAGCTAGTTTACTTCTCACTATCTTTTCCTCAGCAACTTTTATAATATTTCTTAGTTCTACCTGCTCTCCTGCTATTTCATTTTGTCTTGCTTCAATTCTTACTTGTTTTTCTTTTAGAATCTTTAATTTAGAATTTAATAATTCACTTTCAGCTTTAAGTAATCCAAGTTCTCTATTTAAGTCATCTCTTTCTTTAAAATATTTATCTTCAAAGTTATCTTCATCAATTCTAGCTCTTTTTAAATTATTCAATAATACCTCTAAAATAGCTCTATTTCCTTCATCATTAAGATCATAATTTATTGGATAACAAGTTACCATGTTATCTCCCACTACTACATAAGTCATCATTTTATTTTTGTTGATGAAAAATTCAGCTTTTTTATGTGTGTCATAAGCTGCTGTACAGATGTACTCACTTCCTTGAAATTCATCTTTTAAATCTGTTTCTAATCTTTCTATTTTATCTTCATTTGTTTTTTTCCAAATATCAAATGTTCGGTCATTGATAATTTGATATTTATAAACTCTTGAAGCATATCTCATAAGTGCATGTCTTGTTATATTAATTTCCTTCATTCTCTCCTCCTGTAAATCCTATATATTTGTTCTCTCCTAAACAAATCACTTCATTATGTTTTTTTAACATCCTTTTTAAAGCTGTAAAACTTGGAAAAAGTGGGAGAGTGTATGAATATTTTTCATACATTCCTTTTTCTTTGCAATATTCTTTACCAAATGTTTTTTCATAAAAATTTATATATTTCTTTGAAAACTTAGTTCTTTCTACTATATGTACCCAGTTTTTTTCAGTAGTTTGTACCTTATTGTCAACAATTACAACATATGACAAAGACATCTTTTTTTTATCTCTCAAGAGCCCAATTAGTACCTCATGTTTATCTATTTTAAATTTAAGAAACATTCCAATTATAAACTGCTCTTCTACCCATTTATAGTCCTCATTTGTTACTATTTTTCTCTCCATTTATCCCTCTTTTTTCTTGCCATTCAAGTATTTCTTCAAGAATATAAATTAGCTTACTGCACTCTTTAATACTCATATTATTTTCTGTTTTTCCTTTTCCCAAATACTCTTCAATAAAGTCTTGCTTATCTTTTTCATAATAAACTTTATTGTATAAAGTACTAAATTTACTTTTTTGCTTATCAGTTGCATAGTTATTTATTAATCTTTCTAAAATTTTGATAAGAACCTCAGCTTGTTTAGAGCTGAGATCCTTAGATGTTTTCTTGTTAAATTTACTTTCCAAAAGTGCCCTATAATTCTCATCTTTTAGATTTAATTTACTTTTTAAAATGTGTATATATTTAATTTGCCCGTTCTTTATCTTCTCCATTTCTCTCCTCAATTACACTTGTAATAGATAGTGGAATACTTACCATTTTTCCAGTTTTATCTTTATAATAAGCCTCAACATAAGTGCTAGATTTACTTGGTTTATATGCTTCTTTTATTATTTTTACTCCTTCAAGTAATGTTTCATTACCATTTTCATTTGCAATAGCTTCCAACTCTAATACTCTTGAAGCTTTTAAATTGCCATTTTTATCCTTCTTTAATAATAAATCTATTAATTTCTCCAACTCTGGTTGTTCATTAGTTGTTAGTTTAGAAATATAATCTTTTACCTTAGCTATTCCACTATGTACAGTATCATCAAAAGAATCTATTATTCTATGTCCAATTATTATAGATAAACTTCCATCACTTGTTGTAAAAGTGTGGCTTCTTTGAGTTTCTTTTATTCCATACAATTCTTCTTTTAATTCTAAGATAGCTTCAAAACTTTTAAAAATTTCTAGTTTTGTACTTTTTAATATTTCAGCAAGTTTTTCAACTTTATTAAAATTTTCTCTTACTGTTTCATCTACAATTCCTTTATATTCTTTTATTTTTTCTTTTCTTTTAGCTTCCTTTGCTTTTTCTTCCTCTAATACTGCCTTTCTCATTGCCTCTTTTTCTTCATCTGTTAATTTATCAAAATCCATTATTTACCTCCATTTTTATATTGATATTCTTTTAATTCTTCTAACCTTATAAATTCTTCATAACCTGTTAATATATCCTCTAATACTGCATAAACACCATTATTATATTTGTATACATAAAGTATTCCATTGATCCTATATAAATCTTTAAATTCCATAGTTAATCCTTTAATTTCTTTATATAAATAATTCCAAATGTTGCATCAGAAGTTTTATACTTATCTTTCATCTTTTTTTCTTCATTCTCTTTAATTTTTTTTAATTCTTCACTTGTTATTTCATTGTTAAATTCTGATGTCCAACCTGCAAACATTATAGTTCCTGATATTGAATACATACCACTTATATAATATTTATATTCCCTTTTCTTTCTAAAAATCCACTTCTTATATTTAAAATCTTGACCTACATTAAATCCTGCTATAAACATAGCTAAAACTAATCCAGCTAAAGCCCAATCACTCATAAAAACCTCCCTCGAAAGCCATTTGAACACTTTCAAAATAACACTATTTCAATTAACACTACCTTAACTTAAATTTTTTTATTAATTTTATTTATAATTTTTTTTGATTCTTCCATAAGTTCATAATATCTTTCTTTTACTTTGTAATTTCCATTATTAAAAGCTTTTATATAATCTTTTCTCTTAACCAATAGCTTCGCCAATTGATTAAGCTCTTCATCTACTATTACTGCTTTTTCTCCATATTCTTTAATAAGTTCTTGTTTTGCTACTTCTGTTAATGTAAAATCTTTCATTACTATCCCTCCCTAACTAATAACTAACATTGTAATCGCTGCTTTTATAGAATCTTCTGTAATTTTTAAACTCATGTTTTGATTTGCAATATCACTTGCCAAACTCAACAAGTTAGATAGTTGTCTTGCTGAACCTTTTACAGTCATATTTATTAAACTAAATAATTTTGTTAATTCAGTTTCTGTATATAAATCAACTTCATTTTTTAAGAAATTTCTAACTATTTTAGCTATATCATCAATTTTTAAATCTCTTAAACTCATATTTACAACTGCCCTAGAATATAGATATTCATATTCTTTTCTTTGTGAGTATATTTTAGATTTTAATGCTTCTGTACCAGCAATTATTATCCCTGCACCTGTTTGGTCTCCAATACTTCTCACTATATCAATTATTGCAGGTTTTAAATGTTCTCCCTCATCAATTATGATAATAGTTTCTGTAAATCTAATAGCGTCTTTTATTCTTTCTTTCACTGTATCAGCTGACCCAGTATAATCTATCTTTAATTCTCTTGCTATTTTCTTGATTAGTCCAACAGCTGATATTCCATTTTCAGCTGTTATAAAAACTCCTCTTCCTTTATATTGCTTTACCCAATCCATAAGAGCATGTGTTTTCCCTATTCCTGCTCTTCCAAATATATAAGCAATTTTTGCTGACTCCACTATTTGTTCAACTGCATTAGAAGCTACATACTTTTTTATAATATTAGCAGCATAAAATATTTTATTTTTTACTTCTGTATCAGCTGTAAAATCTATTCTTCTCATTTTTTGTTGATGTCTTTTTAAGAAATCTACTATTTTTTCTCTTATTGCTTCAACATCTCCAACATAAGTTCCTTTCTTATATTCTGATAGTGTACTACTCCCAATTCCTACATTTTTTGCTATCTTACTGAAACTTATTTTTCTTTCTTCTGCAAATCTCTCTAATTCACTTATTATTTCTCTATCTCTATTCTCCATGTTATTGCTCCTTTCATTCTATTTCTACATATAAATCTTTATCAATATAAACCTTCTTTTTAGTTTCTTTACTTGTCTTATCTTCAATAGCTTCTGCTTCTATAATATTTTCTCTCTCTTTCAATTCAATAACTCCACTATCATCTCTTATTTTTTCTCTAATACCTAATATTTGTGAACTTAAACTATTAATTTTTTTAAGTCTA